TTATAGCTTGGTTGGTTGGACAATCTTATTCCTCCTTATGTAACGTCTTGTCATCTGGGCGTTTGTATGGCCAAGTTGTTTTTGAGCCGATTCGGTGTCAGACGACAAAAATTTATCTGTACCAGCTTTTGCGCGTATATCTCTGAATTGAACAGCGAGAAGTTCATCTGAAAATTCAGGATGTTTTTTAGCGGCTTTGGCTCTTAGCTTGATAAACCAGTGAGTCAGGATTATTGGCTTTAACCTATTTCCGTACTTGTTGCAGAATAGATAGGGTTTATTTTCCTCCATTCTTCTATCTAAGATCTCTTTTAACTTACCTACAATTGCGATACTTACTTTATTTTTTGTTTTTTGCTGTCTAACTTGCCATACTCCATCAATGATTTGACTCGGCTGGAGATTAACTATATCAACTGGTCTTTGTCCTGTAAGGTAAGCCACGTCAAGCAAGTCTCTTAATATCGGATCAGCTGATTCTCTTAACATTTCAAAAATGTGGTCTTCCACGTAAATGTCGCGGAACTTAACCTTGTATCGCTGGATTCCTTCGCTCGGGCAGGAGTATTTTGTATATCCCCATTCACGGGCTTTCATCCATATGTGGTGAAATAATGCAACCTCATTATTTGCTGATGCAGTTTGATGTTTTCGCCAGTCTAAATATTGTTTTATATGGTATGGCTCAATGTCATCAAGCGGGGCTGGTGGATTGCCGAAAAACTCAAGCAAGCGTTTAATGTTTGTTTTGTTGGTTCTTTGCGTTCCTTCTGCCTTCATCGGCAATACTTCATTTTCATATCTTATTGCAACTGTCAAGAATGTGGCGACTTCACTTTTCATTAAAACCCTGTCACAATTGAGCTTAGCCGTTTCTAATACAGCTAGATGCTTATCCGTCCCCAGTGACTTTTCTTTTTTATCTATCATTACATAATAGTAATAGGTTACAATCTTCCCATTTTTTCTTTGGCGTTTACGACATAACAAGTTTTGTGGTAAGCCCTGGTTTTCGCGCTTACGTGGTCTGGCCATACATACCTCCTACGCCTGTAGCACAGATGGTCTCCAAGCATTATTTTCATAATTTTGAGATTCAGTTTTAGCAGTTCGAGATTTTACTTTGTCATAATCTCTGCGTACAATAGGATACCCGTTGGCGTTCCGCTTAAAAGGTATACCCATCGCATTTAGCTGCTCAACAACAAGAGATTTCTGCTTTCTGCCAGTCAAAAACTCAATTTCTGCTTTTGATAAAAAATCTTCGTAGATATTAATATCCATATTTACTCCAATAAAAATCCATTATTTGTTTGATTTAAATCTAGCGGCTTGTATCTCGTTTACGGCCTTGTAAATTCTGTATCTTTGAGAGATTGGGATTGCTAATTCGCCAGGATACATTTTTAAAAAATAGTATCCATTTGCAATCCAAAATTCTGCTTTATTTCTTTTATTTATCAAAGTAAATTCATCAGATACCCATTCTTGAGGGGTATTCTCCAAGCTATCTAGTAACTCTTTCCATGGGGTTACAGGCTCACGTTTAAGCAATCTACAAATAAATAGAGGTGTTTTGTACATTTTTTACTCCAATAAAAAACCGCCCAAAAGGGCGGTATGTCAATGATTAATCTTCTTTATTTCTTTCCGTCAACTTGTACTGACGGAAGAAAGCTTGCGCGGCAAATGCGATTGCAATTCCGGAAAGAACTCCCAAGAAATACATTTTGTTACTCCATTTTATCTAGATAAAACATAATAAAAAGGATGGCTAATGCCACCCCACCTAAAACAACGCCAGCTAACCAACCTGACATTATTGACCAACCTTAACAAATGGTACACTTCCGCTTGGTGTCATGGTTGTTGGCAGTACACCATTCCATTTTTCGGCTGCGGTTAAGTCCACAAGTTGACGGTTTTCTTTTAATGCCTCGCCTTTGGCGCGAATAGCGGCTGCTTCCGCCTCACCGGCTAATCGCACTTTTTCGGCATCGGCTTTAGCTTGGATTACTTCGGCATCGGCTTTGGCTTGTGCGTCAACACGGGCAATTTCGGCTTTTTTCTGCTGAATAATCAAATTGCGCTCTTCGGTTTGAATTGCGACGTTCTTTTGAACACTTTCTTCCACACGTTTTTCATATTCTTTGTTGAAGTTGATCACGCTTTGAACCGCAGTAATTTCAATAGGATATCCTTTCACCGCCTCTCGGATTTGCGCCGTAATATCATTGGTTAATTGCGCCCGATTTTCCAACGCCAACTGTGCTGAATAGCGTGAAAACACGATTTCCAACGCTTGACGACTACGTGGCTCAAGAAGTTGGTTGATCATGTTATCTGTATTGCGGTAGTTTTTGTAAACCGCCACTGGGTCGGTTAATTTGAACGTGATGGTTAGCGCCGTGGTGACGGTTTGTGTATCTCTGGTATAAGCGGAAATACCAGAGGTAATATCACCAACGTCATCAAATTTTCCGATAGTGACTTTTTGCTCACGTGTGCTAAATACAACATCATCTTCAAGCCAACTACGCCAGTGTAACCCTGCCGATTTAGTTTCTTGAATTTCGCCATAGCGGGTCACTAAGCCAATTTCCCCTTCGTCAACCGAAAATGGTGAGCAGGCGGATAATGACGCTGCGATAGTGCAGGCGACCACAACATGAATGATTGATTTTTTCATTTTTTCTTTTTCCTCTTTGTTGTTAATAAAAAAAAGACCGCACTTTAGCGGTCGTTGGTTATTCTGTTGGTGGCAACGGGAGTGGTTGCCAGTGAGTTATTTTTGCGCACTCACCATTAAAACTGTAAAAACGATTCCCATGCACTCGATACGCTAAAAAGTAAGTTTTTGGGTCATCTTGTTCTTCAAGACCAAAACACATCACTACATCACTTCGCTCTAATCCATTATGGTCAAATATTTCAGGCAATCGCTCCGAACACTTAATCCAGTTGTCATCTTTCGGATAATCTACAATTTCTGGTTTTTCAAGGACGTAATCAAAATCGGAACAGCGCTCATCTTTCTCCTCTTCTGTTAACGTTTTTTTCTTGCATTCGGCCTTACCTAAAACCACACCATAAACGGCATACGGTAAATCATTACTCTCATAATTTTCGTATTCGTCCATATCATCTGCAAATTCGTGCGCATCAGTGGCACCGGCCAAACAAGTCTCTCTTGCTTGCTCTAATGTTTCACACAAATTAATAATGTGGATATCGTTTGATATATCCACTGAAAAATATTTGGTCATTTTGTCATCTCCAATTAATCAACTAACACACTTAACAAACAACATCCAATGTGTATTATTCAGGCCCCCAGATTTATGTCCAATTATTGGATTTACGCCGATAATTTTTAAAATCTCATTGACCGTTATTTGCGTTTCATTCCACTTGAAAATAAGGGTGCCGAAATCATCAAGCACCCTCATACACTCATCAAAACCTTTTTTAAGCTGCGTTCGCCAATCCTCGTCAAGTCGCCCGTATTTTTTGACCAACCAAGATTTGTCACCACCTTTTATTAAGTGAGGTGGATCAAAAATCACGCACTTAAATGATTTGTCCGGGTACGGCATATCTGTAAAATCATGGATTACATCAGGCGATACTTCTAAATGTCTAATTTTGTCATGATCCTTAAAACTTAGTTTTTGTTTTCTTATATCTGCAAAAAGCACATTCGGATTGTTTTTATCAAAGTAAAACATTCTTCCGCCGCAGCAAGCATCTAGAATTGGTTTCATCTTGTCTCCTTTAAAACAAAAGGCGCTCACTTGGAACGCCTATTGGATTTGTTAAATATTGATTTACTGCTTTGTATATATCCACTATTAATCCAAGTGGAATGTTCGATCTTTCATTGTATGATTTTGAAAAATCCTCCCATTGTTGCTGAGGCTTTGATTTATGATTGTTTCGTAATCCTAGATTAATATTGCTCTTAAATCTTGTTGGTTTACGCAAAGGGTAGTTATACAAGTTATAGTGCGCCAAATTATCAAAAGGAATCTGAAAATTGAGAATATCATTTACATAATGCCAAATCTTGCTGCTTGCTGGATTTTCTATTACATAAACTTTCGGATTGTATCGTTTGATAATTTCTATCGTATTGTAGATACAAAGTTCACCATTAATGCGGTTCAGAAAAGAGCGGTCATATTTGAATTGGACGTGCGGCAAATCATAATCCGCACGACTTCTAACCGTAAATTTTGATAATTCCCGATTTACTGCACCAGTCTCCTGTTTCCAGCTTGCATTGCCTCCCCACATTGCACTTGCAACCGACCAACTCTCACAAGGCGGACTAGCTATAATTAAATCAGGTTTAGGCAGCTTATCAAGCTCATCGAATAGCTTGTTATCGCCAAACATACGACTATAATCAGCTAAATTAAGATTAATAAAATGATTATTTTTACTCTCAATATCTATGCCGATAGGGTAGATTTCGACTGCCGACTGGTCGACCGACTGATTAAATAGCTCTGCACCTTGCGTATAACAACCATTACCACTGTCGAATAATGCCCAAACAATCATATCAATCACCCGCTTTATGGTTTACCTTTGCCATATTAGCCACTGGCAAAATATCAACTAGCGGTCGAGAAATATTGCAATTTCGTTTTGCGTTGCGATTTTTGATTGCCCACTCTTTGAAATTTTGTATTTCTTGTAGAGCTAATTTAGCATTGTTAGGAGAGTTGCAAAGATCAATAATATCCTCTCGGCTTTCTCCATCGAGTAAAATCCAGTATTCTTTTACTGTTCTTATTGCAAATTTAGCTGTACCACGTGTTGTTTTAAGATGCTCAGATACAAAACAATAAAAAGTGCATTTAAACAACGAATAAGGAATGCTTACATTAATCTCGCTCATTTACACACCTACTTACCCTGTAAAGCAAGAAACTCACTTTGTTTAATTTCGGTTAGGTATTCTGGGATTGCAGGGAATTTATCACCACCAAAATCCTCTGACTTTTCTGGTATTGAAACGATAAAGTGGTCACTTGCAACACCACATACAGACACATAACCAATGCGTGCGCCAAGCACCCAGCAAGTAAGTTTTAATTTTCGTAGCATAAAATCATTAAAACTTGGATATTGATTTAAAATATCTCTAACGCTTTGGATTTTAGCGTTAAACTCCTTACCGGCTTTTGTTCTTCCGTTACCAGTTATGACAACCTTCTCATTTTCAACCATTTCGAATTTATAGGTTTTATCCTCTTTGATTTTTGCATATTCAGGACTATCTAAACTGCAAACAATGCCAAATATATTACGCTCGCTCCCTCTCCAACATTCATAAAATGGGATTGTGTTAAAAATAGCATCAAGTTTTTCATCTCTGATCTCTCTATCTTTCCGCCATTGCTCATCTAATGATTTAATAGGTTCAACGTCTAATTTACATTTAAAATATCTAAAATTTGGTTTCATTTTTTTACTCCCCAAAAGTGCGGTCGTTTTTTTACTTAGCGGTCATGACATCAACAACTGGTAATTCATTAACCGAACCGCCAGATTGGATTGAGTGAATAATTCGTTCCGGTGTTTCTTTTACAAAGATAGTGCCATCTTCAAATTGAATAGCTGTGTCATTTTCATCTTTAGTGATGGTTTGAATTTGTTCTACGTTGATGAAAATATCTGATTCATCCGTATTAGTTAGTTTGATAAATTTAGCCATGTGGTTCTCCTACATTTGTGCAGCTCGATTTAATCGGGCCATTGTTTGTTGGTGGATATAAATTTGAGTTTCAAATTCACGAAGTGCGGTCAATTTTGGAATTAATTTTTCGTCATTAATTAATGCGTGGTAGCCATCAATCAGACTTTGAATGCGTTTTTTACCGATTCCTTTGCAGTGTTGATATTTCTCTAATCCAATTAATCGCATATCGGCAAAATCATTACAGCCATTTTTACGAAGAATCGTCCAAGTTGCTTTATCTGTGTAAGCTGTTGGATCTATTTCACGTAATGCGGCCATTCCTTCTTCACGCAATGCTTTAATCTCAAATGGTGTTTTGAGCGTTGTTTCAACTTTCTTCCAGGTTAAAAGTTTTTTGATGTAATCATCTGTAAACTCTTTTTTCTCTGGTGAAGCAATAAGGAAAGGGGAGAGCACATGCTCTTCGTTTACATCGTTTAAAATGGCATTGATATTGTCATTGACATAATCAGTCATTTCAGGTGCGGTGAATGCAAATTGATTAGCAAGAGATTGATATTCAAATTTTATATAACCTCTTCCAAGTTGATCACGGCAAATAACACCGAAAACAAACGACCATGGTCGAGATTTGTTATACATCAGTTCAAAATCTTGTTCAGTGGCCGTTGTTCTATCCTGTGGAATGTTATTTTTTATCCATTCAGTGCCGTCGTTTCCTAATCCAATAACTGAAAGCACAAGAGAGTTGCGACATATTCTGTCGCTCTGCCGTTTGATATTGGCATTTTTATCGTGCTTTTTACGAGGTTTCTTACTTGTCGCCATAGTTTAAAATCTCAGTTAAGTGTTTAAATTGGGCAAGATATGCTGATTCAGCTTGATGTGGTTGCCAAAAAACAATTGCGATATTTGCTGGAGATACACCTTCCAATTGTGGCCACTCCACAGATGCTGGTGGAAGTAACTGTTCTTTTTCCGTTGCAAGCATCGATAAATCCATAGATTTAATTGCTGGCAATTTCTTATACTCAACATTAAAACGCTGGTGGATTGCTAAATTAAAGCGATCTTCAATATTGCGATAAGGCTCGCTTAGCAAATGTTTGAGTGGAGTAGGAATATCTTTCAAGTAGGCTTCTACCGCATCGTGCAGTAGGAAAAGAAATGCAAGCTCAGGCAATCCCATTTCTTCAAAAATATAGCTACCAAGTACACAATGCTGCGCTACGCTATAAGGTTCAGCAGTTTGACCAATAAAGCGGTTTTCAAAGCTAAGGTTATGCGCAATATCACGAATATCAATTTCTTTAGGATCCGGCTTGATGTAGTCAATGGTATGGCCATAATAGGTATTAATGCGGTACATAGATTTTTCTCGTTTTTAATTTAACTTCTTCCTGGTGCATCTTTTGGCACCATTCCGCACGGCTTATGCACCAGTGCTTATTTATCTCTTTTCCGGTTAGCTTTGATGCTTTTTTCCAAAGCACATAAGCAGATTGATAATTTTTCTTACGCTCTTCCTTAGCGGCAAGTTCGCTGTTGGTTTTAAAAGGTAGTTTCATTTCAATTCCTTATTAATTTCAGCTTGTTTAATAGATACGTAAGCACGTGCTTGTTTCTCACCTTCTTCGGTTAAATTCTTTTGATACTCACCGTTTTCAGCAATCCACTGCACTCTCGCTCTTTCACGTTCTAGTGCAGGGTTGGTGTATTCTTTTGCATCTGCCGCTAATGCGGTAAGAATAACCATTGCGGCAACAATGATTGAACAAACTGTTGCAACACCGTAGGCGGTATTTTTAATAAATCTTGCGAATTGATTTTGTTTCATGAGTAGATCCTTGTAGTGATGGTGGAATTAGGTAAAAAAATCCCGCAGTGCAAATAAGCTATAAATGGCAACTGCGGGTAATTGACTAAAGAAGAACATATTGTTATGTGCTGTTTCCAGCTAGAGCCGCTCTCACACCACTTGAACAAAGTGTAAAATTAGTGATGTTTCTACTTGAAAGCGGCTTTAGCTGGTGGCTCTATCGAATATTCCACCTATAAAACCATCTCAATCTTTCGATTTAAGGGGCTTTTTCTTATTAAGAATTGACAAGAACCATTAAGGTGCCTTTCTTTATGCTTGCAAGGCTCAAGCCCTTATTGTCACCACAACACATAAGGAATATAATTCTCTCCAACCACAACACAAAATAAGGAGATTATTATGAACAAACCTGAAGCAGATGCTCTAGCCTTAATTTTTGCAAGAGATATTGTAAAAACATCAAGCTCATCAGCTACATTACCTTACATTTACGTAAATCAAGACTCTGCTAATAGCATTGCTGATTTTGTTGAAACGTTATCTAATAGATTTTTGTCATTAGATGAAAACGTAGATTTGATGAAGGTTATTAACTCTCATAAAGGTCAATAAATGTAAAAGCTCGACAAAGTGCTTTAGCAATATTGTCTGGTGGCAATCCTACATTTTTTGCAGCATTTTCCAATACAGCCTGTTTGATTAGTTTTTTATCTATATCAGATAGGCTTTTTTCTTTTTCTTCTTCCATATTTAAACCTCTTTTGTTGATTAACATTTCAAAGCGAACTTACCAAATTCTGATCTAGCTATCCTTAAATTGGTAATCTGCAGTTTACCCAGACCTTTGATGGAACATTTAATAAATTCGCTTTGAAATGGTGCCGCGGGAGAGATTTGAACTCAACTATCCTCCGGTTATGAGCCGGTCGCTTTTACCTATTAAGCTACCGCGGCAGTTTACCGATCCGTGGGCTTGTTACCATTTCCCCGACCGAACTCGTATCCTCTAAGGGATTGCTTAAAGATATAAACAGCGCTGCCATTGACCTGCCAACCACATCACTTCGGTTAAACACGCAGTACAGTTTTCTGCTCTGGGGTTACTCGACTTAAACAGCCGATAATTTATATCCCGCACGAGACCAAGTTTTTAAAGAACGTTTCAAAGTGTTTTGCTTTGTTGTGGTTAATTCTACTTAAAGTAGATATTTATGCAACTAAAATTTGCATAAAAATAGGATTATTTTCTATTAAAAGTAGCATTTGTTTGATTTTTAAGTAAAAATATTTTGTTGATTGATGTTTGATTGCTTGTTTTTTAACCAGTGAATATTGTGATTTGAGATTCTGATCACGGAATAGGTTCTACTTTTTAAGTAGAATGACCGCACTTTATTTAGCTAGTGTCAGCAAATGTATGAGTTTGTTGTTGGTGGAATTATGAATAAATTCATTGTTATAGATATTGAAACAGCAAATCCTGATTTACTTTCAATTTGCCAGGTTGGGATAGTATTTTTTGAGAATGGGGAAGTTGTCACAAAATGGGAAACGTTGGTTAACCCTAGAGATTATTTCGATCCTATAAATGTTTCCATTCACGGTATCACAGAAAGAGATGTGAGAGATGCACCTATTCTTAGCGATATTGTTCCAATTATTAAAGAATTCTTTAGTACTAATATTATTTGTTCCTATGGAGCTTTTGATAAAGCAACAATGATAAAGATATTTCCTAATCTGCCGAATCAATGGTTAGATATTATGCGTGTAGTGAGACGATGCTGGAGTGATAAATTTGCAGAAAAGGGCTATGGATTGGCAAAAGTCTCAAAACATTTAAAAATCAAACAAGGAAACCATCATAATGCACTAGATGATGCCATTGTCGCTGGTGGAATATTGAATAAAGCTTTGTTTGAAAGTGGAAAATCGCTAGATTACTGGTTGGATAGAGTGGAAAAACCTATTCACGTAGAGTATGACGAAAATGGGCATATTTTACCTAAAATAAAACGGCAAGGTGATCCAAATGGGCCTTTATATGGCGAAGTGGTAGTGTTTACAGGTGAATTATCTATACCAAGACAGGATGCAGCTAAAAAAGCCGCTTCTGTTGGTTGTGATGTGGTGGATGGCGTTTCTAAGAAGGTAACATTACTTGTTAAAGGAATTCAAGACAAGAGCCGATTAGCCGGCAAGGAATTAAGTAATAAGGAAATAAAGGCGCAAGAGTTAATTTCTAAAGGCCATAATATAAGAATACTATCAGAAAATGACTTTCTGGAATTAGTCAATGAAACCTAATAAAAAACCGCCACGAGGGCGGTTTAATTGTTAGGCGGCGATTTGATTAAGCCAAATATCTTTTTCATTGTAGGGTAGAATCTTTGCCGGTGATTGGTTAAAGAGTAGAACAAGTTTATTTAACTGATCGCCTATCGCTTTGTTATCAATTACCACATAAGATTCATCATTTGTTTGTTCTGTCGGATTGGTTAGATCCATTATTTTACCAAGAACACCATAAGCGCTACTCCAACTGCCTTTTGCTTTTACGCTGGTTGTGAAGATTTGCTTGGTATGTCGTTCTCCGCCACTTAATACAATAGGGATTGTGATTTGATGACCGCTCAACCCTGATTTTTTAACATCAAATCCGAGGTTTTGGTGGAATCGATAGTGGCGGAAATCAGATTTCACAGTCATTTCGAATTTATCCGATGGAATATTGTACCAATCCATAGCAAGCATATCTGTAACAATCGCTGCCTGAATCACACGTTGCAAATTATGCGCAAGCATTTCACCGCTTGTTGTCGTGTTGATTTCCGCGCGGTTGTTCAGATTTAATCCGTAACGTTTGAGCGTGCTTTTTATATGGTCTATGCGGTTATTAGTGAGGTTGATTCCACGCCCGTTCATTTCCCACAAGGTTTGCGCGTCGTCGGTTACAGTAAAATGATCTTCTCCAACTTGTTCAATGTATGCCTGAATGACGCTACCATCTTCAAGGGTGAAAGGAGTGTTGATTAAAATCAAATCATCGGCAATAGAATGACATTCATAGCCTAGATTGGATAAGACTGTTCTGCATATCATAATAGCTCCATTTGTCCGTTGTTTGATAATATTGGATGGGGAATATTCCCCACTGCGACAGTATTAAATTTTGCTAAAAAATACCACATTAATTCAATAAAATCACTTGATTTTTGATATTTTTCATCTAGTAAATAGCCCGTTTCCTGATTCTCTTTGCCATGCAGAATGTGATAATGAGCGCCACAAATACGGCTTTCTGCGATTGGATTTACTTTGGTTATTCTATTTACATGAACGAGCCTTTCGCCCTGATCTACAGCGAATAATCGTCTGTTTTTATAGAAAGCGATAAAACTCATCGATGGCATTAAATTTTCTCTGCGTGCAGGTCGGTAGGAGAATAAAGCTCTAAGTTGAGGTATTGGCAATTTATCGCTATCAAAGAATGGAAGCCTTAATTCCAGCCAATAAGGGTATGGTTGATTTTTCTGCTTTCTCTCCCACGTGGCGTGTTGAAAATAAATTTGCTTTTTCATCGCCATAATATGATCGATTTCTTGCTGAGGAATAATAATATCTTCAATGCTTGCCATATTGTTCCTTATGTTGGTTGTTATTAAAGATCAACAATATCCAGTGTTAATGTCTATAGCAAAACAGAATACCAAAACACTTTTCCCAACACTGAAATGTCTTGTAACTCTGCTATTTCGTCAGGGTGTTCATCACTGTTATAGCTACGGATTTTCACCTGTTCATTAGGCATATTGTAGAGTAGTTTTATTCTCAGTAAGCCACCGTGGTTTATGGCGTATATTTTCCCATCTCTAATGGTTTTATTGCCCAAATCAATCCCCACCGTTGTTCCATCCGGAATAACAGGTTCCATGGAGTTGCCGTCAGCAATTACACACACAGCATTTTCAAACTGCACACCTTGTTTTCTTAATGTGGCTTTAGAAAAGCGTAATTTAAAATTGTTATAGTCCGCGATGTCATCTGCAAACCCGTTACCCGCAGCAAGGCGAACATCTTGATAAAAAGGTACTGCCACTTCATCACTATTTAATGGCGTGTTTCTATCCCATAAATCAAAGGATCCAAGCTCTTTTATGTTTGATGTGACTTTTGTTTCAGTTGAGTCAGTAGAGCCATATTTCAAATAAGCAGGACTAACTCCAAAGTATTCAGCCATAGATTCAATTTTGTCATCTCTTGGTGTGGCTTTGCCAAGCGTATAACGTCTGGCCATTTCATAGGTTACGCCTAGAGCCTTTTGAAGATCTCCTATTCTTTTATTTTGCTGAGCCATTAATTCATTAATTCGGCTTGCTAAATCTGACATATAACCCCCTTATTTCTACTAAAGGTAGAGAATACGTAAATAAAATAGTTGATTCAATTCTATTTTTAGTAGCAGAATTATGCTACTTAAAATAGAAAAGAGGTTAAGATGCTACCAATCGAAAAAGCTTATGAAATCGTAGGCGGTATTTCTGCCATGGCTCGGCACTTCAATATCACACCTTGGGCAGTATCAAAATGGCGTGAAAAAGTACCAGCTGAACGCTGTGCAAAGATTGAAGAACTTACTAATGGCAAAGTTAAAAAATCTGAATTACGCCCCGATTTGTGGGATTAATTTATCAGTAAAAATCAAAAAGAAAACCATAAAAATAAGGCAAAAATTATGGCAATGAAACAAACCATTATAGAGATGATTGAACAGATACCCGGTGGTAAAAGTGCGGTAGCTGGATTCTTAGGATTTACTGAAAGTGAATTAAATAATCGTCTTTATCAAACAAAGGGGCAACGGTTCAAAAATGAAGAGTTAATCGCTATTCAGCTTGAATATGGTTGCACACAATTCATTGAAGAATTATGCCGTGCCGCTGGTGGACGTTTTGTACCAGATACCTGTGCAGATGATTTAGATGCAGTAGAAATGGCAAATATTCAATTACATGAGTTATCAGCTCGTGGATTGTTATTTGAAGCATTAGAAATCGCACTTGCTGATGGTGAGATTACCAGTTGTGAAGAAGATTTGATCCGCAAGTTATTAAATAAACATTTATCTGCAACACAACATTCTATTGAGTGTGTGATTTCACTTAATAAACGGCAATAAAAAACCACGGCGGCCACCGTGGTTAATTACACTCACAAGGAGTTCACAAGATGAATGAATTATTACCGATTAATGATAAAAATGCAAGTGCATTAACAATGAGCAGTCGAGAAATAACAAAACTTGTTAATTCTAGACATAGTGACGTGTGTAAAAGCATTGAAACGCTTATTTCAAAAGGTGTGATTGGGGGGTATCAGCCGAAACCGTACACCCACCCACAGAATGGTCAAATCTACTATGAGTATTTCTTGAATAAGCGCGACACTTATATTTTAGTTGCTCAGTTTTCACCGGAGTTCACAGCGGCAGTTATTGACCGTTGGCAAGAGTTAGAAAACCAACAAAATCCGACCGCACAATTACCGCAGAATTATCTTCAAGCCTTAGAGCAGTTGGTGGCATCAGAGAAAGAGAAACAAGCTTTAGCATTAGAGAACAAAGCGATGAAACCTAAAGCAGACTTTGTAGATCTTTACGTTGATATTGGCACAACAAAATCATTACGCGAAACGGCAAAAATCTTAAATATGCCAGAGAAAGCGATGATAGCTGCACTAGAGCGAGACAAAGCGTTATATCGTCAATCAGGCAATCTTATTCCATATTCAGACAAACAAAGCCGTGGTTTATTTACAGTGAAAACTGGTACAGCAGAGCACGGTCACAACTTTACACAAACTCGCGTGACATCGAAAGGTATTCAATGGATCGCACAACGTTACGCTTCGGAGTTAATGCTATGAGCAAATTTATCCCTAATTCTTTTCAGATCCCTAATGCTTTTGTAGATGAAGTGATGTTTGCTCTTTCTGGTAACGCTGTAAAAGCCTATTTGTTGGTGGCTCGTAAAACGACCGGTTGGCAGAAAGATAGTGATTTTATTTCTATTGAGCAATTCAAACAATTCACTGGCATTAACCGAGATAAGACTATCTATGAAATCCTTAAAGAGCTTGAAGAAGTTGGTTTGATTCGTACTGTTAAAACCGCTGGAAGAACGACTGAATTCTATTTAGCGAAAGACCTTCCTAACGTTGAAAATAAACCAGTGGCGAAAAGTGCTACCAGTGGCGAAAAACGCCACCAGTTACAAAAAACGCCACCAGTGGCGAAAAGTGCCACGACACCAGTGGCGGAAAACGCCACCGCCACCCCTGGCGAAAAACGCCACCCTACAAAAACAAATAATAAAACAAATATAAATAACCCCCCTATAGTCCCCCCAGCTGAGCAAGTTGTGTTGGATTATTTGAACATGGCATTGGCAAATCTCGCTGAAGAACAAGGCGAACGTAAGCCAACAGGCTACAAGCTCACTGACAAAACAAAACAAGCGATTGGCGCTCGATTAGCTGAATTTGATTTGGGTGTGTGTAAACGTGTGGTGGATTATCTCGTGTCGAAATGGGGCCGTGATCCGAAAATGGTTGAGTATCTCCGACCAAGTACGATTTTCCGTCCAACAAACTTCGGTGAGTATGTTGTTGGCTCAGAACGTTGGGATAACAAGGGCAGACCAGAAATGCGAGACGGGGCATGGGTGATGGCTGATGGCACGATGTTAAAACCGAAAGGCAGTGCACCAAACCCAGCAAGCAAAAGCACCGATTGGGCAAAGGGCAGACAAATTCAAATTCGTAATCCGCAAGTAGCGGAAAAACTACGCAAAATGGGGATGTTGAAATGAACGTGGCAATCAGACAAGAAAATTGCGTTTCAGGGGTTGATTTAAATACTCATGTTTCAGAATTAGTGAATCAGTTATTTAATCGCTTGTGTGCTTACTGCAACCGTTGGCGCTATAACTACCCAACAGACGAAGCATTGGAAGAAGCGAAGTTTATTTGGATTGAAGAGCTAGTGAATCATGATGTTTTATCTGTGGATATGTTAGAGCGTGGATTAGCAAGAGTTCGTGCAGCAAGAAATGATTATTTTCCAAATCTGTTTGATTTCATCGAATGGTGCAAAATCCCGATGGATTTACCGTCAGAAGAAGAATTAGCACAGCGTTTAGCCAGTTTTCAACGTTATGGCATGGCTGATGTAGATAAATTTAAATTCAATTCTACCGTGGAATATTGGTTGATCACTGATTTGTATTGCCGTTGTCGCAGATACACTTGGTCGGTAGAGCAGTTACGCAAAGAAATTAAACAGGCCTTACGCAATATGGCAGACCGTTTAAAAAATGGTGAAGTGTTACCGGAGCCAACAAAACAATTACCATCGCAAGCAACATCAATGCCAGTTTCAAAAACACGTCAAGCAGAGATTATTGCAAGCATTAAAGGATCGTTGCGGGGGCATTAATGCAAGTATTGTTGTTGACACCATATAAACAATCAGACCTTGGTTTAATGATGTTTAGAATTCCGCGCAATGCTGCACAGGTGATGACGAAGAGAATGGTGTTAATGCCAGAGCCTACTGAATTACAACATAAGGAATCGGGTGTAGTTAATTGGCAAGGGGCTATTAGTGAAGAATTTCCACCGTTGGTGGTGGATTTCTTAAAAAATAAGGAAGTGTGGTCAAAATTACTTACAAAAAAAGCGTTGATGAATTTTGTGGCCAGTATTAAGCATTGTCAGTTGAGTGATGGTGAATACTGCCATAAAGAATTAACCATTACTCCTCACTTAGACGGTTTTATTAGAACTTGTTGGCACCACGATACAGAAATGCGCAAAGGAAACTACGATGCAGAAAAAGCATCGTTGGTGGTGGAACAAAATATAGAGCAAGCAATCATTGCAAAAATCCAAGTGGATTTAAAGCATGCCCGCCCTTTAACGGAATCAGATTTAGTACTGTATTGTTTTAAGAATGGACTTCAACGTTTATTAAGTGATGCGTTATTGAGAAAGGTTTTTAGTGTTAAAAATTACGAACGAGACAATAAAGAAAGCTCCACTCGTTTTGAAGATCCTCTTATTTATCACATGGACCGTTTAGATAAAGCCATTTTAAATTTAAAAGCCGATGATGATCCGCCACTTCAATATATGGCAAGACCAAAGCCACAATATATCCGTTCTGAAAAATGGTTACGTTGGGTAAAAACTCAGCCTTGTGTATGTTGTGGTAAACAAGCAGATGATCCACATCATTTAATTGGTCATGGTAATGGTGTGATGGGAAGTAAAGCAGATGATTTGGATTGTATTCCGCTTTGCCGAATTCATCACAATGAATTACATCAAAACGTAAAAGCATTTGAAGAAAAGTATGGTTCACAAATAGAGCTTTGGCATAAGTTCTTTTTATACTCCATCAAGATTGGTGCATTAGTGATTGATTAATAGTTTAACAAACAAAAGTGCGGTCTTTTTTAAAGTGAGATTTCTATGACAACGATAACACTTGAACTACCATTTCCACCTTCGGTTAATACTTACTGGCGCAGAGTAAATGGGAAAACATTAATTAGCGCGAAAGGACGCGCTTATGCTGCACAGGTTGCGTGGATGACTAGACGCTCAGCAAGATTTCCAGCGGGTATTCGTGCTGCAGTGGTGGTGGAAGCATTTATGCCGGATAGAAGAATGCGTGATTTGGATAATCTTTTTAAATCATTATTAGATGCGTTAGTGAAAGCGGGCGTGTTGGTGGACGATAGTGTTATTGATGATTTGCGAATTGTACGCAAATGTGTAGTAAAAGGTGGAAAGGTTTTAGTGTCGATTAAGGAGATAGTATGTTAGATATTGATGTAATTGTTGTTGAGTTCGGTTATTGGGCAACACCAAGACATGAAACAGAATTTCCACGTGTTGCCGCTGGATTTGCAGAAATGAAATGTGAAGCACGTTACGCTCATAAATATCGCATTAATTCTATCTCTGATGACCTTGGTTTAAGAATTGATGGTTATCTTGGTATTATACGCAAACTAACACCTGAGCTTTATGATGTGTTTGTGTTGACCTACATTAAGCGCTGGGAAAAGCAAGAAATATTGACTTATCTACGTATTTCAAAAGCGGAATATTTCAACCGACTAAAAACTGTAAAGACATCTTTAATGCTAATGATTGTGAGTGGTGGGAGTGAGTGTATTTGGGTTGTTTAAAATTTTTAAATAAAACCGCTTGACAGTCTAGACTAAATGTGTATCATATAAGATATAGTGCGTTTTTTGCACGTTACAAACGCAGAATTGATTTTTAAACCCCTGATGGTTCTCCATCGGGGGTTTTTTATTGCCCCGCAATTGCGAGGTGGAGTATGAGAATGTTTAAAGATGCAGGGAATCAAACATATTTTTGGTCAGGTTTTTCCGGTGTTCTTGCTTGGCTAAGTGATCAAAACAATTTAATGATATTAAGTTTAGTGATTGGTATTGTTACCGCACTAGTTAATGCTTATTCAAAATGCTACGAAGGCAGAGCGGCAAGACGAGCAGAAGAGCGCGAAGAAGAATTGCATGCCTTAAAGGTTCAGGCTTTAAAAAGAGGGCTTAGAGATGAAGCTAGCAAAGACTAGAGCTGGATTAGGGATTGCAGGAAGTATATGCGGAGTATCAGCCATCATCCTAACAATGTACAGTTCTTATGGTGATGAGCTTATTCTTAGTCCTGCCGGGGCTGAAATCATTGGTAATGCTGAAGGGTGCAGACGTGATCCTTATAAATGCCCTGCCGATGTATTAACTGTTGGCATTGGATCAACTGAATACAGTGGCTTACCAATAGATCCTAAACATCGTTATACAGATTTAGAAATAGCAGAACGCTGGAAGAATGACATTCAAGTGGCTGAGAAATGTGTATTGGCTTATGGAAATGGTCGAGCGTTACCACAGTCTGTATTTGATTCTGCAGTATCTATTACTTTTAACGTTGGTTGTGGTGCAGTTCGAAAATCAACCTTATTTAAATACCTTAATTCAGGCAAGTATGAGTTAGCTTGTAATGAATATCCAAGGTGGAATAAAGCTGGTGGAAAAGTTTTACCTGGCTTAGTTTCACGTAGAGAAAAAGAAAAGGCATTATGTTTATCTGATTTACATAAGTAAAGGTTAGCCGGTGCGGTTATGGGAGCTATTAAATCAGATGGCGAAAGCGTAAACAAAAGAGCCTAAACCGCACCGCTATTTATTATGGGGTTTAACATGATTGGTATCGGGCAATATATCAGTAACGGATTCACAAAGGTTTTATTGGTGTGCTCCGTTGTTTCTGCGTTTGTAATTCTTGCATTGAGTGGTTGGATTCATCATCAGTCAGTAACTATTGATGGATTGAATGGAAAGATTAAAACACACCAAGAAACAATTGCTGCACAAAGTCAAACGATCACTCGATTAGAAGAAGATGCTGAGCGAAATAGACAGCTCACATTTGAGCTAAGTCAGGTGGAGTCAGATGCAAGGAGTAAATCAGATGCAGTTATCAAATCTATACCGAAACAAATTAAAGCTAGCAGTGCTTTTAATACTAATGCTCCTAGCAATGTTATTGAGTTCTTGCGCCAGTAAACCTGTTGTAATGAGTTGCTCTCAAGTACCTGCAGCGTTGACCGCTCATTTAGATAAGACGGCATTTGCTGGTGATACTTATGGTGATGTAACAAAGTACGCGGTAATTTTAAAGCGAGAACGCGACATGTGTTTAAACCGAATTGATAAAATTCGGGAGTGGCAAACAGAGAAGTTAAGTAAATAAAAGGTGAGTGACAATACTCGCCTTTTTTATTTTGGTGGGAACTATGCCAGCAAGAATACCTAAAGCATGCAGAAAGCAAGGTTGTAAGAATACAACAATCAACAGCAATGGTTATTGTGATGAACATCAAGGTTGTGGTTGGCAAAGACATCAGAAAGGAAAGACATCGTCTCAGCGTGGTTATGGAGCTCAATGGAGAAAAATAAGATCAGTTGTGTTAGTGCGAGACAACTATCTGTGCCAAGAGTGTTTAAAGCAAGGTCTGTTTGTAACAGCTACAACTGTTGACCATATAACGCCTAAGGCTCACGGTGGTAGCGATGACTTAACTAACCTACAAAGTTTATGTAATTCATGCCATAAATTCAAAACAGCGCGAGAACGCTTGAAATAGTGTTTAAAGTGCGGTTGTTTTTGTAAGGGGAGGGGGTGGTAAAATCTCTATAGGTTTTGCCTATCGAAACCGCCCACCTAACTCAATTTTTACAACCGCGAAATTAAGATTTTAAAGGTAAGCCAAAATGACAGGAAAAGCACTCGTTTCAGGTAGGGGGCGAAAGCCTAAGCCGACAGCAGTGAAAGAGCGTCAAGGCAATCCTGGTAAGCGAAAATTAAATAAAGATGAACCACAGTTTAGCGAATTTGATGAGCATACACCGCCACCAGATGACCTAGACGAGAACGGCAAAACAATGTGGGTCTTTGTGTTAAAAGAGTTGATCCCGCAAAAAGTATTACTCAAAACAGATTTGCAGACTGTTGCAAATTACTGCATTGCTTACCAAAACAGAAAGCAAGCTAATCGTGATATTGAGAAATTCGGTAGCGTAATTGAATCTGATGCTGGTATTAAACGCAATCCAGCGTTTACCACGCTAAAGGAAGCGATGGCTGATATGGCTAAGTTTGGCTCATTGCTTGGTTTAGATCCAAGTAGTCGCACTCGATTAGTGGGAAATGCCGATAATAAAATTGAGAATCCATTCGCGGAGTTAATGCAATGACAGATAATGTAAAAAAGGCAATTAAGTATGCCAAAGATGTTATTGCTGGCAAAATTCCCGCTTGCCGATTTATTGTAAAAAACTGTCAGCAGTTCATTGATGATTTAGAAAATCAAAGTGCGGTTAAATTTCCTTATTATTTTGATGAAGTTAAGGCTGAAAAAGCGTGTAAATTCATTCAATATCTGCCGCACACAAAAGGCGAATGGGCATCAAAGCGACAAAATATCACGCTTGAACCTTGGCAACTCTTCATTATGGCAAATACTTTCGGGTGGCTACGTAAAAGCGACAATCTGCGTCGTTACCGTGAAGTTTATGTTGAAGTACCCCGTAAAAACGGTAAATCAGCTATTTCTGCAGGTGTCGGCTTGTATATGTTCTGCATGGATAATGAGTTTGGTGCGGAAGTCTATTCAGGTGCAACAACAGAAAAACAAGCGTGGGAAGTATTCCGTCCTGCTCGATTGATGTGTAAGAAAACCGATCTACTTTGCTCGACTTTCGGCATCGAAGTCAATGCGTCAAACTTAAATAGACCCGCTGACGGTTCTCGGTTTGAGCCGCTTATCGGTTCACCTGGTGATGGTGCATCACCTAGTTGTGCGATAGTGGACGAATACCATGAGCATAAGAATGATGAGCTATATACCACAATGTTGACTGGTATGGGGGCGCGTAAACAACCGCTTATGTTTATCATTACGACTGCAGGTTATAACATCGAAGGTCCTTGTTACGACAAACGCAGAGAAGTAATTGAAAAATTATCCGGTGCAATTCCTAATGAGGAGCTATTTGGAATCATCTATACAATTGATGAAGATGATGATTGGACAGATGAAAGCGTATTACGTAAAGCAAATCCAAACTTTGATGTGTCAGTGTATGGTGACTACCTAATTAGTCAGCAAAACAAAGCAATTAATAATGCACGTCTGACCAATACTTTCAAGACTAAACACTTGAATGTATGGGTGTCTGCGAAAGAAAGCTATTTTAACATGGTGAGTTGGGAAAACTGCAAGGATGAAACATTATCACTTGAAGATTTCCAAGGTGATGATGTTGTGCTTGGCCTTGATATGGCGCGTAAGCTTGATATGAACTCGCTTGTTAAAGTGTTTGCTAGGGTTATTGATGGTAAGCGGCATTATTATTGTATTGCTCCAGAATTCTTCGTTCCGGAAGATACTATCTATAACACTGATACCGCTTTAAAACGAGTGGTGGACAAATATCAAAAATGGGTAAACAGTGGGCATTTAACTGCAACAGATGGTGCGGAAGTTGATTATCGAGAAATCGAAGAAGTCATCAAAGATACCAATCAAGAGCATAGAGTTTCTTGTGTCGCGATTGACCCGCATGGAGCGATAGCAATCAGCCATAACTTAGCTGATGAAGGACTTAACCCTATAACCATTACACAAAACTACACCAACTTATCTGACCCAATGAAAGAATTGGAAGCGGCAATTGAATCAGGCCGTTTCCATCATGACGGTAATCCAATTATGACGTGGTGTATTGGTAACGTGGTTGGCAAGACGGTTCCAGGGAATGATGATGTCGTGCGTCCAATTAAAGAAATTCCTGAAAACAAAATAGACGGAGCGGTGGCTTTAATGATGGCAATCGGTCGCATTATGTTGAGCACTGATGATGAAAACTTTTTCCCAAATGAGGTATTGGAACTATGAGAACTGTCATTTTAGATCTTTTAGGTCTAACAGGCTTTGGCTTGATGTTTTATGGAGTGTATCTCAAATATGGGGCAGATATTGCATTAATTGGTAGTGGGGCATTATTACTGCTTTTAACTATTTTGGCATCGAGAGGTAAACAATGATTTTTGATAAATTATTTAGCACTCGTTCACTGGAGAATCCAGCGGTGCCATTAAGTGCTGAATCAGCTTACGAAGAAATATTTGGAATGCAGCCGACTAAATCGGTTAGTCCTGATTTGGCAATGAAGTTATCTGCTGTTTATGCTTGCGTTTATGTGTTATCGAGTTCTGTCGCACAATTACCACTGCACGTTAAGTATAAGAGCGGTGATAAAGTAGAAACAGTAAAAGATCATCCAGCATATTACCTTCTACATGATAGCCCTAACGATTGGCAGACATCTTATAAATTGCGCGAATATGCACAAAGTTCTGTTTTGTTGTACGGAAATGCTTATATCCATATTGTTCGTAATAAAAACGGTGAAGTTGTCTCGCTTGAATCATTAGAGCCGTGGAAAGTGCAGTTGCTTAAAAACGGAAGTCGCTATGTTTACGCTTACTACGGTGACGATAAGACAATGAGCTTATCTCCAGATGATGTTTTACACATCAAATCACTCGGGCCATCAATAAAAACAGGTAAATCAGTAATCCAAACTCATGCTGAGACGATTGGCTTGGGGTTAGATGCTCGAAAATTTGCTAGCGGTTTCTTCGGTGGAAATGCTCGTCCTGCAGGTATTCTTTCAGTTAAAACACCTCTGAACAGTAATGCGTGGGAAAACTTTAAAAAGATGTGGCAGACCGCACAAGAAAAGCTGAGAAGTGAAGAAAATAAAACAATATTACTTCCTGCCGAACTTGATTATAAGGCTTTGACCGTATCACCAGTCGATACTGAACTGCTTTCAATGATGAAACTGAATCGTTCCGAGATTGCAGGTATTTTTAATGTTCCAGCACACATGATCAACGATTTGGAGAAAGCGACATTTTCCAACATATCAGAACAGACAATCCAGTTTATTCGATTCAGCGTGATGCCATGGGTGGTTAATTGGGAACAAGAGCTAAACCGAAAAATCTTTACTGAAGCAGAGCGTAAAGCGGGTTACTTCGTAAAGTTTAATCTTGCTGGGATTATGCGTGGTACTGCGGGTGAGCGAGCAACGTTCTACCATGCGGCTATCACTGATGGTTGGATGTCGCGAAATGAAGCTCGTCAGCTTGAAGATATGAATCCGGTTGAAGGGCTGGATGAAATGTTGGTTAGCGTGAATGCGGCAAAACAAGCAAATAATAAACAAACGGAGAACACAAATGAGTGATGTAGAAAAGCGCTCCTACGCAGGCGAAGTGCGAGCGGAAAGCCGAGATGATGAGCCTACGCACATTATCGGTTATGGTTCCGTGTTCAATACTATGTCTGAAGTAATGTGGGGGTTTCGCGAAATCATTATGCCAGGTGCATTTGATGATGTACTTGAAGATGATGTGCGCGGGTTGTTTAATCACGACCCGAATTTCATTCTAGGGAGAAGCAAGGCTGGTACGTTGAGTCTATCAGTCGATGAAACAGGTCTTAAATACGACATTATTGCACCAGATAATCCAACTATTCGTGATTTAGTTATTGCACCGCTAAAACGTGGTGATATTACTCAATCATCTTTTGCGTTTAAGATCGCACGTAATGGAGATGAATGGTATGAAAATGATGATGGTGTAATCATCCGTGAAATTCATAAAATTTCACGCCTTTATGATGTCAGTCCTGTGACTTATCCCGCTTACCAAGAAGCAAGCAGTACAGCTCGCTCACTTGAAGCGTGGAAAGAAGCTCGAGACTCAGGAACAATTGCTAAAGCGGTATCACAAAAAGCCGCACGTGAGCGATTCTTAAGCTTAATTAGCGCTAAATAAAAGTAATTTTTATCAATACGAGCCGCAATAATGCGGCTTTTTTCATTTAAAGAAAGAGGAAAAATCATGGCTAAATTACATGAACTTCAAGAAAAACGTCGTAATATCGCGGCTCAAATGCGTCAATTGAATGATGAAATTGGCGAAAAAACATGGACTGAAGAACAGCGTACTAAGTGGGATGCAATGAAATCCGAATTAGGCGGTGTTGAATCACAAATTGAGCGCGAAGAATCATTACGATCAACCGATGCTTTATTTGTTGAAGAACAGCGTCAAATTGAAACTGAATCAAAACCAGTTATTGATGTAGAAGTTAAACGAACCCAAGCATTTAATTCGTTCTTACGTCGTGGCTTAGGCGAATTAAGTCAAGAAGAACGTCAAGTGATGGCGGAACTTCGCGCACAAGCGGCAGGCACTGACAATAAAGGTGGCTACACCGTACCTAAAGAAATGCAGGCTCGTATTGCTGAACAAATGAAAGCTTTTGGTGGTATCGCGAGCGTTGCTCAAATCCTTAACACTGCAGACGGTCGCGTTATTACTTGGGCGACTGCAAACGGCACCGCTGAAGAAGGTGAATTAATTGGTGAAAATGCGGCAGCAACTGAATTAGATACTGAATTTGGCACAGCTGAGCTTGGTGCGAAAAAACTCTCATCAAAAATTATCCGCGTATCAAACGAATTGTTACAAGATTCAGGTGTGGATATCGAAGAGTATTTATCTCGTCGAATTGCAGAACGTATTGGTCGTGCAGAAGCTAAATATCTAATTCAGGGTACTGGTGTTGGTTCGCCTGCTCAACCTAAAGGTTTGCAAACCTCAGTTACTGGTGTGACTCAAGCAGCGGCCGCAGCAGTAACATGGCAAGATTTTAATGCACTGATTCACTCTGTAGATCCTGCTTATCGCAATGTTGGCAATACTCGCATTGCATTTAACGATAATACGTTAAAAACATTGAAAGAAATGGTCGATGGCCAAAAACGCCCATTATGGTTACCAGATGTAGCTGGCGTGGCTCCTGCAACTATCTTAGGTCATCAATATGTTATCGATCAGGGGATTGAAGATATTGGTGCTGGTAAGAAATTTGCCTATTTTGGTGATTTCAGTCGTTTCATCATTCGTCGCGTGTCAGGTATGACATTACGTCGCTTAGTGGAACGTTACGCAGAGTTCGACCAAGTAGGTTTCTTAGCGTTCCATCGCTTTGACTGCGTACTCGAAGATGTGTCAGCAATTAAAGCATTAACAGGTAAATAGTTAAAAGTGCGGTCAGAAATGGCCGCATTTTTTATTTGGGGGATGAATGGAAATCACACTAGACGAAATTAAGTTGCAATGTCGCATTGATAATGATGATGAAGATTATTTGTTGTCTGCCTATCTAGTTGCAGCAAAGGCGATGGTTGAGAACCACACGAATAGAGTGCTTTTTAATACATTGCCCGAAGAAAAACCGATTAATGCACAAGAAATCACTGGCGATTTGAAAATAGCTATATTAATGCTGATCGCTTACCTATATGAAAACCGTGGTGGATGGAACGAAGGGCAAGGTGTAACAAACTTTGATTTACCTCCAACTGTTAAAGCCATCATTGAGCGTTATCGTTTTATAGATGTGTAGGTGATTAAGATGAACATAGGAAAGCTACGTCACAGAATTACTTTGTTACGGCAAGTTAATGAAGTGAATGATTACGGTGCAAGTACTCAAACCTGGCAGAGAGTAGCTACTGTTTGGGCTGATGTTAGACCATTATCAGGTCGAGAGTATTTTTCAGCCCAGCAAGTACAGTCTGAAGTTACCACTCAAATATGGCTACGTCATATAGAAGGCATTAAACCCACAATGAAGGTTAAGTTTGGGAAAAGAGAATTTGAAATTCTTTCCGTGCTTAATACTCAAGAGCGTGACGTGTCTTTACAGCTTATGTGTAAGGAGACAGGTAATGTCTAATTTGTCTGTACACATCAAAGGTTTAAAAGAGCTTGGTCAAGCGATGAACTCGCTTGAGCGCAAAGTCAGAAATAGCATTGGCGTGAAGGCAATGAGAAAAGGTGGTGCGGTTATTAGAAATCAAGCAAGAGCAAATGCTCCTGTTTTAGAACACAGTGTATCACATCGTAAGCGAGGAACCTTGAAAAAGGCTATTTCTGCTAGAACCAAAATAGGTGAAAACGGTTCTGTAACCACAAAAATTTTTGTCCGGAAGCTTAAAATTAGCAAGATTACAGCTTTTAAAAGTAATGGCAAAAATAGTTCGGCAAATCCGGACGATCCTTACTATTGGAGATTTGTGGAATTTGGCACATCTAAAATGCCAGCCAAACCGTTTTTGCGCCCAGCTTTCACTGCAAAGAAAGAACAAGCAAGCCGTGAAATCATCATGACATTACGAGATGAAATCTTTCGAGGTGGGCGTAAATGATCCAAAAAAAACTCTTTAGTGCTCTAAATCCACTGGTGTCAGGTCGTTGTTTTTATGGGTTGATCCCTGAAACAAATAGTACCTATCCAGTCATCGTATATCAATTCCCAACAATATCACCAAATTCAGCGTTGGAAGATGGTGATTTGGATGATTTTACGGTGCAGATTGATGTTTATAGCAAAAATCCTGATGACATTTTCGCTCTACGAAAGGCTATTTTTACTGCACTTGAAACGGCATTTGATTATGCCGAGAGAGAAAGTGATTTCAGTGACTACGAACCCGATACAAAATTACATCGTCGGGTAATAACTTATCAAATTGCTTATGGAGAATAAAACATGGCAGCAAAAACCACACCGTTCCAAAAAACACGGTTTTATATTGGCACATCCGAAGATGTCGGTAAGAAAATTACAGCTTGTGCTGTAACACCAAATGCAACAATTACTGTCCCATCAAGCGGATTCAAAACTGGTGATTGTGTCTTAGTTACCGGCTTGGGTGCACTAGATGGATATTATCCAGTTAAATCTGTTGCGGCAGATGTAATCACATTGGCCGATGAAGTTGATTGGTCAGCGTATGATCAACCAACAGTATTTACTGATGCTAAAGCGGCATTAGTGAAATGGTCAAATAATTTCTGTGAGCTCCGAAATTTAGAGCGTAGCGAAGATACATTGACCGAAGAAGATGTGACTACCATGTGTGATGATGGCAAAGCCACCGAAGCAGGTGAGTTTGAGTACGGTGAGACTCAGATGAAGTTCTTTACTGCGCCAACATCCGAAATGCAAAAATTATGCCGTAAAAAATTCTTTTCGAAATCGAAGTTCCCTTTCCGTTTAGTTTTCCCAAATGATCAAGGCACGATGTATGGCACTGGTTATTTCAAATCTGGCAATGGTTACTCCGGTGAAACTATGGGTAAATTTGAAAGCGGTGCGACTATTAAGCATACAAAACAGGAGTACCATTTACCTGTAGCTTAATAATAAAAAAAAGCCAAGAGTGATCGGCTCTTGGCTTTAATTATTTGATTAACCTTTAATGCAGGAGAAGTTTACCTGCGAGTAAATTTTAACCATAAAATAGGGTAAATACAATGGATTTGAGAAACAAATTGTTGAAGCATAAACCTAAAGTAACCGAAATTGAAATTCTTGGCGAAAAGTACTATGTAAGAGCATTAAGTGTCGGTGATGTGAACCGTGGATTGTTTGGCCAGCACAAACTATTGTGTGATATTGCAAAAGCACAAGGTATTGAGCTTGATTATGATGATCCTGATGAATTAGGCAAGCAATTAGGAAAAGTTTACGATCCATATCGTTTAGCTCGAAATCTAGCCCTCCGCTTATGTGACAAAGATGGTAATCTATTGTTTGACTTTGAAAATGAAGATGATTTGAAAGCATTATCAAGCCTAGATAATGAAGTTTCCGAAGAATTAAGTCGAGCATTGATGGGCGATGAACCAAAAAACTTAATGACCGACGCAAGTTCCAAATAACTTTATCGCTTGCGTTGGGCAAAACGTTAGAAGAAATCGAACAAATGCCTGAAAAACATCTTCAGGAATATATGCTGTTTTATCAAGAGCAGCCATTTGGTTTGTGGAGAGATGATTATCGCACTGCACAGATTGCTCATTTGTTAGCGTTAATTCATAAAGATCCAAAACAGAAAGCCACAACATTGAACGATTTAATGCCATTTTTCAATGAAAATAAGGCATCAGAAGATAAAGAAGATGATGGCGTAGAGTCTTATTTGTTAAATCGTTGATTGTTTAGTAAAAAAGTTGAAAAAATTAGCTACTCCCTATTGATTAAAATGAATGTATTTTGTACAGTATAGGTATGTAAATAAGGAGGGGTTATGTTTAAAGATGAAATTAAACTTATCCATTGGTTGGGTAAAGAGGCTATTGCGTTTTTAGCTTTATTCTTTGTATTACCCATCATTTTTATCTTGGCTGTAACAGGCATAACCACAAAAATTTTACTTGGTGTTTCTCTGGCTTACATCACCTTTTTTGTTTTTGCAAAAGTTGCTATGTTTTTCTTTGTGAAGAAAACTGAAAATGAAGTGCTGCAGCAAATTGAAAAAGAAAACGAAGTTAAGTACGTCATCATTAAATAGTTAGTGTTTGTATAGAAAGCTCGCAATATGCGGGCTTTTTTTATTTCTGGAGAAAATATGTCATCACTCGGTAGTTTGTATATTGGGTTAAGTCTCGATACAGTCCAATTTCAGGATGGATTGAGTAAGTCGGAGTATCAGACCCGAAAATTTACTAGACAATTTGAAGCTAATTTTTCTCGCGCGCAAGAGAAAGCACGTCAATTCTCAGAACGCACTACACAATATTTAAATAATATTGAGAAAGCCGCCAATAACATCAATTCGACAACAAAATGGAGTTTTCGCCTTGATAATTTAGGTAGAGCGCAAGATTTGTCAAAGCAAGCTATTGCAATGATGGATAGCTACACTGAGCTACAGAACCGTATTAGACTGGTGACTCATAGTCAGACAGAAATGGCTCAGGCTACAGAAAGCGTGTTTGATATATCATCTCGAACCAATCAAGCTGTTGGCGCAACCGCTCAAATCTATCAACGTTTTGCAAAAAATGCTGATACTTTAAATATTAGTCAGCAAAAAGTCGTAGAACTAACAGAAACCGTATCAAAAGCGGTCGCTTTATCAGGTGCCGCACAAGCGTCATCAGAAGCGGCATTAATGCAGTTCGGTCAAGCTTTGGCTAGTGGTGAGTTGCGCGGTGCTGAACTTAATTCTGTGATGGAACAAACACCGGCTTTAGCACAAGCTATTGCAGATGGTTTAGGTGTTAGCGTTGGCGCACTTAAAGATATGGGTAAGAATGGTGAGTTATCTATCAACAAAGTGATAACTGCACTTGAAAAAGCAAAATCATCTGTGGATAGTGATTTCGAAAAACGTGTAAAAACACTCTCGATGTCATACACCAATCTCGAAACATCATTTATTAAATATGCCGGTAAAGCTGACCGCACTTATGGCATCACGCAGAAACTTGGCGAGAGTGTAGATTTTGTTTCGAAAAATCTTGATCAATTAATTACTGCAGCGGTTGTTTTAACTGGTGCCTTAGCAGTTGGTAGAATTAGCCAATACAGTGCAGAGTTAGCAAAATCAGGCATTATCAGCGCAAAAAATGCTTTAGCCCATACAGCGGAAGCAAAAAGCATTTATGAAAGAGCGACAGCAATGCGAGTTGCCGCACAGCTTGAAATGTCTAGCTTGACCGCACAATTACAGCTTGCTCAATCTGAACAAACTCGATTTGCATTGCGTGAAAGAATGAAAGTGCAATCTGCTCAAATTATTGCACTTGCAGAAGCGGAAGCTACAGCAAAACGAAATCTTGCTACAGCAACTAATCTTGCAACGATGGCGGCAAAAGGTTTGCAAAGTGTAATGGCTTTACTTGGTGGCCCAGCTGGTGTTATTGGTATTGCGGCTACATCATTATTATTTTTCAGTTCACAAGCGGCAGAAGCTCGACAATGGGCATTAGATACATCTGTTGCTAACCAAGCTTTAGCTGAATCTTATGATCAAATCACCGAAGCGGCATTATCTCTTAAAATCACTAAGCAGCTTGAAAATATAGAAAAATATTACGCTGAAATCGAAAAATTAAAAGCGGGAATAGCGACAAAACAGGTTGGTGCAGATTTTGATGGTATTAGCGTTGGTGGAAATGCAAATGATGCCGAAATTGAAAGTTTAAAAAATAAAATCCAAGTGATTAAAGAAAATGCCGATGTTGCAAGGCAGTCACTTGAGAAAATGCTTTCGCCACTTGGCGAGAAGATGTTGCGAGCAGGTAAAAATGTTGATGAAGTGCGGCAGAAATTCAAGTTGCTTGGTGTATCAGCCGAAACTGCAGATAACATTATAGCTAACTTGCCAAAAAGCTTTAATGATACGGCTAATAGTGCAAATAAAGCGGCAGATAAGACGTTAGATTTAAAAGATGCGATGGATAAGCTGAAAGAGAAATCTATGTCTCTTGCTCAAAAGCTTGAAGTTGCAAAACTCAAACAACAAGGTCAGGCTAAATCCGCTTATGTGTTGGCTGGTCTTTATGAATTGCTTGGAAAGGAAGGTGCTGAATACAACGAAGTATTGATTGGTATTGCTACAGGCACAATTACTGCAGCTAATGCGGCAGATAAAGCTGTTGGGTTATCACTTGAAACGCTAAACAAGATTTTAGCCGGTAAAGCAACATTGGAAAAAATGTTTTCCGATGAAACCAAAGTGACAACAATTGAAACTCAAATCAAAGAAAGCAACAAAAAATCAGGTGGTCGAAAATCATCAGGTGAAAATGCTCGAGATAGTTGGTTAAATTTCTATGACGAAATTCGTAAGAAAAGTAGTTCTAGTCTTGCTGAAATTGACTTGGAACAAACAAGAATGTTCCAGCGTTTAGAAGAGCACAACAAAAAAGGTGTTGTATCTCATCAAGAATATGAAACAGCAAAAACAGCTATCACTGAACGGTTTGCTCGTCAACGGTTAGAACTTGCAGGTAAATATGCGCCTGAGAAATTATTACGTGCGAACTTAAATGATGAGTTAGCGGTAGTTGAAGAGCTTAAAAAAGCAGGGCAGCTTACAGGTGGTGAAGCTAATACTGCTGAGTTGCAATTGAAATTTGATTACGCTCAAAACAGATCTCAAAGTGCGGTCAATCCATTAGACCAATTACGCGCACTTTATGATCCGCAACAAGAGCTAATTAATCAGCAAACGCAAGAGCTTGCTCAGCTCCAAGCATTTAACGATCAAAAGTTAATCACGGAAGAAGAATTCCAACAACGCAAACAGCAAATCATTGATAAATACAAAAACAACAAGATCCAAAAGGAAATGGAATCGTATGCTACAGGACTCAATGATTTGGGTGGCGCTTTTGGCACTCTTGCCTCTATGGTTGAGCAGTCTGCAGGAAAACAATCTGCCGCTTATAAAGCAATGTTCGCTATCTCTAAAGCATTTGCGATTGCTGAAGCAACTGTAAAATTATCGCAGGCAGTAATGCAAGCAATGGCTGATGACACCGCGTTTACTCCTGCTCAAAAATTTGCAAATATGGCAGCGGTTGCAGCGGCTGGTGCTAATGTTATCTCTCAAATCACTAGCGTAGGATTTGCTAAAGGCGGTCATGTTGTCGGAGAAGGTACTGGAACAAGTGATTCTATCTTAGCTCGATTATCTAACAATGAATTTGTTATGACATCCCGCACGGTTGATCACTATGGTGTAGGGTTTATGAACGCCTTAAACCAACGCAGATTCCCTAAATTTGCAAATGGCGGTCATGTTGGTGGCAAATCTGATAGTTATGACGGATTGTTTAGCGGTGGTGGAGCATCAACTAATAACGAAGTATCAATAACAATAAATATTGATAAAAACGGAAATGAGAGTGTTACTGCTGAGCAAAAAGCCGCACAAGGTAAAGAGCTTGCACTAGCAATCCAAGCAAATGTACTTGAAGTGTTAAGAAAACAACGTCGTCCAGGTGGAATGCTTGGATAAGGAGATGAGATGGCTTTAAAAACATTGCCTTGGTGTCCGCAGCCTGGTTATACGGTTGATGAAGAGCCAAAGCGGAAAGTGCTTAATTTTGGAAATGGCTATCAGCAACGAATGGAAGATGGAATTAATGCTCTTTTGAGAAAATATTCCGTCACCTATAAGGTGAAAAATAGCCAATCAGCAGAATTTCGTCAATTTATGAAAGAGCACGGTGGAGTCCGTGCTTTTTATTTTAAAGACGTCGCACTAAATGGGGAATTAGTTAAAGTTGTTTGTACTAAATTTCCTCGCCAAATTGGATTGACTCACACAACCTTTAATTGTGAATTCGAAGAGGTAGTGTAAATGCCTAAAAATTTACCTAAGAAAATGACCGCACTTTTGCCTGAATTAGAGCAAGGTGCGCTTATTGAATTGTGGGATATTGATTTACGCCATATTACTCCGACTAACGGGTCTAATGCTGCAGGTGAATTATACCGATTTCACAACGGTTTAAACCAAGGGCGAACCAATATTTGGTGGCAGGGAAATGAGTATCAAGCCTATCCAATTAAAGCAGATGGATTTGAAATTAGTGGGCAAGGGCCTAGCGCTCGTCCGACATTAACAGTATCTAACCTATATGGCATCATTACTGGCATTGCGGTTAATTTAGGACAAGGCGTTGGTGGTAAAGTTACTCGTAGATTGGTTTATGCGCAGTTTCTTGATGACCGCAACTTTGAAGGTGGCAAAAACGCTCAGGCAGATCCTACACAAGAAGCAGTGAGTTATTACATCATTGAGCAATTAAAAAGCCTTGATGATAAACAAGCTACTTTTGAACTGGCATCACCTGCAGAAACGGATAACGCAAAAATACCGCTATTAATGATTACATCTGATGTTTGTATTTGGCAATATCGTTCGCCACAATGCGGTTATACAGGTGGACCTGTTGCCGATGAATTTGATAAACCAACGAACGACCGTAATAAAGACAAATGTTCGCATTGTATCCGTGGTTGTAAATTGAGATTTGGTGAGAATGCTGTGTTACCGTTTGGCGGTTTTCCAAGCACAACTCAGTATGGGAATTGATCATGATTATTCCGGATAAATTAAAAAAAGAAATACTGTCACACGCTAAAAGTACAGAGCCACAAGAATGTTGTGGCTTTGTTGTATTTAAAGACAGTTTCTCTTATATCCCTTGCGAAAACATCTCGCACGATCCTGTTAATTTTTTTGAAATATCGGCAGATGATTTTATCCTTGCTGAAGAACGTGGTGTCATTGTAGCGTTGGTTCATTCTCACCCTGATTCAGCTTTTGGAAAAGGATTGCCATATTTATCCATTGCTGACAGAGAATGTCAGGTTAGAACACAGTTAGATTTTTGGCTGGTAGTGGATGACGACATTAAACAGTTCCGTTCTATTTCACCGCTGATTGGTCGCCAATTTGAAAACAATAAACAAGATTGCCGAAATATCATTCTTGATTGTTATATGTTGGCCGGTATTGAATTGCCCGATCAATCCACTTACGAATTTGAATGGTTTGAGCATTCCAATTTATATGAAGAAGGCTTGGCTCGTTGTGGATTTGAAAAAATTCCTTTTGATGAAGAACCACAGCTTGGCGATGTGATTTTAATTAAAGTCGGTGCAAGTTTCGCTAATCACGCAGGAGTGTATCTAGGTGATCAGATGATGGTTCATCATAGTGAAAGTCGTCTCTCTGCACGTGTACCTTATGATGGTTTTTGGCTTAATTCCACACATTCAATTTGGAGATATTCAGAATGGCAAAAATTACATTTCATGGCAATCTTAAACGATTTAGCGATGAACCATTCGAGCTTGATGTAAGTAACTTTCGAGAGTTAATGAGTGGATTAATCACTCAAATTCAAGGACTAAGATCGCATCTTAGCAAAGGGTATTACAAGGTCAGAATTGGTAGAAAGTATATAAGCAATGAGCAATTAAAAAATAATCCAATAATTGATCTTGATGATAAATCCTCCGTACATTTTACGCCAGTTATTACTGGTGCTGGTAAAGCTGCAGGTATAATTCAAGCCGTTGTTGGGGTTGTATTAATTGCTGTTGCATGGTGGAACCCGTTAGGTTGGTCTGCCGGAGGTGTAATGATAGCTGGCGCAATGGGGGCATCACTTGCTATGTCAGGAGCTATATCTCTTTTAACGAGACCGCCAGATATGGGGAGTGGAGTCAATGAAAGTGAAAAGAAACAAAGTACATCATTTAGCAATCTTCGTAATTTAACTCCACAAGGGAGACCTATTCCGTTATTGTACGGCAAGATGATGACCAGTCTTGTACTGGTGTCTCAAGGGATTGAAACATTTGACGATGTTTAGGTAGTAAATCAGTATATCACTAATAAATTTAACCACTTATAGGCACTGCTTATAGGTGGTTTTCTTTTAAAGAGGTACTTATGGGCGGTAAAAGCCAAGGTTCAGCGCGCACACCACATGAAGCACCTGATAGCCTTCGTTCTTCACAACGATTACGTGCTATTGGTTTAATTTCTCTTGGTCCAATCAAAGGTCCAGCCAATAAATGGAAATCGACTTACTTTGACAATACGCCAATCCAAAATGCAAACGGTGTTGATGATAATGATGAGTCAAGTTTCAATTTCAAAAACACAGAGATAGCATATACACTCGGCACGCAGGACCAAATGCCGTTGCAGGGCTTTGAAATGTCAGAGCGTGAAGTATCAGTTGGCGCTGAAATTAAAAATGTTACCCCTGTAACAAGAACTGTCATTGATCCTGATGTGACACGTCTCAGAATCACATGTGGTGTAAGTGCGTTATTTTCTCAAAATGATAATGGCGACACTGAGGGAACATCTGTATCACTTGAAATCTTAATCAATGGGCAAAGCCGCACTGTAAAAAACATTAGTGGTAAATCATCATCTCGTTTTTATCGCAGTTATATCATTGATAATTTACCGCCTAAACCATTTACTATTACAGTCAAAAGATTAACGGCCGATAGTAAATCACAGCGGTTACAGAATGGCACTCACTGGGTCAGCTATACAGAAATCATTGATACCAAACTGTCATACCCAAATATGGCATTAATTGGCATTAAAACGGATTCACGCTATAACCCAAATTTCCCTAATGTAAATCTGTTGCTTTATGGCCGACTAGTTAAAGTGCCAAGCACATATAATCCTGAAACAAGAACGTATGCACCGGGTATTTGGCGCGGTGACTGGAAAGAAGAGTGGACAGATAACCCCGCATGGATTTTTTACGACTTAGTCACTAATTCATTGGCTGGACTAGGTAAACGAATTGGGGAATACGGATTAGATAAGTTCCAGCTGTATCAAATAGCAAAATACTGCGACGAATTAGTCGACGATGGATATGGTGGCAAAGAACCACGAATGGTATCGAATCTATGGATTACAGAACAGCGTGATGCCTATAACGTGCTATCAGACATGGCATCTGTTTTCCGCTCTATTGCTGTGTGGAATGGAACTCAGTTTTCAGCTATCCAAGACAGAACATCAGATCCAGTTTGTTTATATACGCAATCAAATGTAGTTGATGGTAAATTCTCTCGCCAATTCGCAGCAGGAAAGACAATTTTCACTGCAGTGGAAGTTGAATATGCCGATGAACGTAACTTCTATCAAAAGGCGATTGAGTACGTTGCCGATGATAGCATGATTGCCCGTTACGGTTACAACGTCAAAAAAATGACTGCTTATGGTTGCACCTCGCGCGGTCAGGCTCACAGATACGGCAAATGGGTGTTGGAGACATCACGCCTTGAGCAATGTACGATTACTTTTGCCGTTGGACGACAAGGATTAATGCACTTACCCGGTGACATTATCGAGGTCGCAGATAACAACTATGCCGGCAAAGTTTTAGGTGGGCGAGTTGTTGCAATCAGTGGTAAAAAGGTGACGTTAGATCAACCTGTAGAGATTAAGGGCGAGAGCTATCTAAACTACATCACCACTGACGGTTTGACAAAAATAAAAATTAAGTCGGTGGACAAGGTTAATCCGGCAATCGTTGAGCTTGATAGTGTGCCGCAAGGATTGAGTATTTTTGATAACTGGGTGCTTAAATCGGGCGTAGTGTCAACGCAACTCTACCGCGCCCTCGGCATTACCGAAAATGACGACGGAAGCTATACCATTACCGCATTACAACATGAGCCACAAAAACAGGCTATTGTTGATGGTAGTGCTAGTTTTGTGCCGTCCGTTACTACGGCTCATGGCGCAGGAGTTAATAAGCCCGCTAACGCAGATATTAGCTTTGGTGATGGCGGGGTTAAATTAACGTGGACCACGCCAACAAATCAAGGAGCCGTTAAGTATGACATTAAGTTATACCGCAACGGTAATTTGTACAGCACTCACTTAGACTTAGACAGCCCGGAAATTAGTTTTGATAACCTACCGAGCGGAAGCTATACGGTAGAGATACGAGGCAAAAACGGTTTAGGGCAACTGTCCGATCCGGTAACGCGCACGTTTGAGATTAATCTCAACATCCCTCGATTTGTGACTAAGTCGCTATTGTTTGCAATTGAGCTTGATTGGGATTTGCCAAATACGGCCACAGTCGGTAACTACACCGAGGTTTGGCGCAGTACCACTAATGACATCAGCAAAGCGGTTAAAGTGGCAACCTTGCCATATCCACAAAATAACTATGTGATGAGTGGAGTGCCGTTGAGCGCGGAATACTATTTTTGGTTGCGTTGCGGCGATAAAAACGACAACAAAGGGGAGTTTACTGCGGCCGTATTTGGTGAGGCAGATCATAATCCTGATAACTTGTTAAATGCGTTAGAAGGGAAAATCACCAAGTCACAACTTGGTCAAGAGCTTATTAACTCCATTAAAGCCGATATTAATAATGCTGTTGGCGAAGAAGCTAAAACAAGACAAACTGCTGTCGCAGGTGCATTAGCTCAAATAGCTGCACAAGCTCAGTCATCAGGAACCGCAATTAAAAATCTTGAAAAAGCAGACCAAGTACAAGCTGAAACAATTAAAACTGTGACAGCGAAGGCCGAATCAGCTTTATCAGGTATTACTGCAGTAAGACAGGCTCAAGCGGAAAGTGATAAAGCAAATGCACAACAAATTAACGCCTTAACAGCTAAAGTTGACAATGCAGAAACAACAGTATCGCAGGTGAGCAGTGTTGTTGCCGGACTTAATGGCAAAGTTAGCTCGATGCACACAATCAAAACGCAAGCTATTGCTGGTGGAAGAACTGCTGTTGCTGGTATCGCACTTGGTGCAAATCAAGAAGAAAGCTCGGTCATTGTTATGGCTGATAAATTCGGGATTGTGGCAAATGCGAATGACGGTAATGTAAAACCAGTGTTTTCTGTTGCAAATGGGCAAGTCGGTATTCGTGGTGATTTGGTTGTAGCTGGGTCTGTGACGAGAGATAAGTTGTCAGCGGGTAGTGGCGGAAATCTCTTGTATAATCCAATATTTGCAAATGTGAAAAATGATGGATTGCCTCACGGATGTAGCTGGTGGGGAAGTTCAACGGCGAGAAATCTTAGAGCGGATTCAAAGCAAGCTAATGACGCTTGGGGATTAACGTACTATTTACCTGGAGAAAATCAGCTTATTTTTAATATTGACGGCGATTCATCGGCATCTGGCACGGTGGCAATGCAATCTGCGCCAGTATTAGGAAATAAATGGTATATTCTTTCTGCATATATTGGCGCACATAGGTCAAAAGCAAAATTAACTGCAAGATGTCATCTTAAAGAAGGAGGGTATAAGGATTTTAGTTCTGAAGATATTATCGGTTATTCTTTCAGTGGTGGTCTTTCCGGGTACACAAAACGTGCATTTGTAAAATTTAAAGCACCTAGTGATGTAGAACGAATTACTCCAATATTCTGGGTTATATCAAACAGCAACGAATCGAATAAGCATCTACGGGTTGCGCGACCTATGCTTGAAGAGTGCACCGAATACACAACAGAACCAAGTCCATGGAATAATGCTGGTTTAACGGAAGTGCACGGTGGCAGTATTATTGCAGACACAATCCGTGGCAACCATATTATGGCTAACCAAGAAATTAGGGCACCAAGAATCACTGGTGGTGTCATTACTGGTAACACCGTTAATGGTGCAACAGTTAATGGTGGCACCATTAATGGTGCAGTGGTAAGCGGCGGGACAGTAAAAGGTGCAATTGTCGAAGGTGGCGTAATCAAAGCTGCAAGGCTTGAAGGCGTAACTGGTAAATTCACCGGTACACTTGAAGTCAATCAGTTGGTCGGTGGGAATTTGTGTGAGGTGGCTATTATTACAGTTTATAAAACTCTGAGCTTTTATCAAGTGTGGATAAATATAGCTCCCTCACCTGTTAAGCGAATTTTCTTCATCGTTAATTCACACAAAACATTCACGGTTGAGGCTAATCAATCTCACAGGTTTTTATATACAAATCATGAGGAAAATCCACCAGAATTTTTTGAGTTTTCAAGTGGTCGTACCGCTAAAATGTGCATTACAGCATACGCAGTATCAGACACAAGAACAATAACACAAGACTAGGAGTAAAAAAATGAAATACATCTCAAAACAAATCGAAGATATTCGTACTGGCGCCATGTCAGAACATCATGCAGTCACAGGCTTGCAAGTTGACTATGTCAATAATAGCACTTTTGTCACTATTGCATCGTATGTATCAAAAGCCAAAAAGGATGAAGGGAAAGAATCCTTATCTGTAAATACTTTCACCATCCAAGCTGTGCCAGGGTGGGAAAAAATCCCTTATGAATGGGCTTTAGGTGAGTTAGTTAAGGCACAACCTGAAGATTTTAGTCCTGAAACATATATAGGCTATGTAAACCCATATATGTTTGCTGGTGGAAAAGTAGAGCAGTAA